CCGCCTGCACCATGTGTACGGTGACGAGACCATTTGGAGCGGCCGTGAATATGTGGATCGTCATGGCGAGACGGCAGTGCGGGTGATTAAGAACATCGTTCGCAGTCGTGTCGCACGCGCGTCCCATGGCAAGCCGATCGCGGAATCGTTGGAACGTACCGCGTTGCGCCTGTACAAGCGTGCCGGACGCCCCGAGCTGGACGCACGCTACGCGCGCATCCGCGAGGATCTCGCCGCCACGCGCGCCAACGACTGAAAAATCTTCGGGGGCTGGAACGTCCAGCCCCCGCCATTATGGAAAGAGGAAAACAAACAATGTGTGTCATTGTTACAGCAGTGCCCGGCGCAATGCCGGAACCCGAAGACATCCTAGCCATGAGTGAGGCGAACCCGGATGGGGGTGGTGTCAGCTGGTGGGATGGCGAACGCTTGAGGGTGTTCAAAAACGTTGACCCGCTGAAAGTGGTGGGCTTCATTCTCAGTCATTGGGATAGTCTCAAGCGCGCCCCGTGCCTGATGCATTTTCGTTTCGCCACGCATGGCGCGGTGGAACCGCGCAACTGCCATCCGTTCCATACGGATCGGGGTTATGTCGCGCATAACGGTATCGCACACGACTACACGGTAGGGCCACACGCGTCGGACTCCCGCAACATGGTTGCCGCGTGGATTGATAGCGGATACGATAACACCGTGTTTAAGGGTCAGGGACTCGTGGCGCTTATTACCCCCTATGGCTGTTTGAAATGGCTTGAGGGCGAGCCGATTGAATACTCGCATGGCGTATGGGTTTCCAACATGTATTGGTGCGTTTGATGAATTTTTCGGGCGTGTCGTGAGGCGCGCCCTGATATAATAAACAATGAAACCAAAGAAATGAGGTAAGAAAATGAAACCGTCGGAATACTTTCCCGATAGAGTCGAAACATACTTGACGTGTCTGTCCGATAGGGCGCTCAACGCGGGAATCGACGTGGTAAGCGATATAATCGTGTTTGATACCGCGGCCCCATACACAGCCAAAGACTATCAGAACGCGCTTGAAGCATGGTTGCAAGGACGCCACGACGTATGGCAGAGCCGCATAGACGCGTACAAGTCGAACCCAACAAACGAAAACCTTGCCATCATAGCCAAGTACGCAATTAACGAACGCACCCCCCACACCCAATGTGACTACGACGATATCGTTGAACGCGCATACCGGCTCGCCATAGACGAAACGCTTATCGAAAACGAACTCGAAAAAAGGAGGAACAATGGCGAACGATAAACGACACGACGTGCTAAGCCGAATCGCCGAAGTACAACAGTCGGTAGAAGCCGTGAAACGCACCACCGAAGGATACGGGTACAAGTACGCCACACTGAACGACATTTGGCAGCTCGTCAAGAACGGCATGATGGAACACGGTCTAGGCTGGACAGCCGTCTGCTCAAGCGAGATAGTCGGCGCCGACATGGACATGCCAACCGTCTACAACACGCTAACCATAGCCGTCTACGAGTCCACACATGAGTGTGAAAACCTCATGGACATGGTGAAGCATGGCGAAGCGGTCAGCAGCAGCTACACGTATCCGGCGGCCGCGGCCCAACAAGTGGGCAGTTTCGAAACCTACTACAGGCGTTACGGGCTGATCCACCTGCTTGGACTCACAACAGTGATGGACGACGACGGAAAAACAACCACCCCCCTCCCACGCCCCTCCCTCACAGAAGAATTTAACTAAAAACCGAAAGGAAAAACAATGGCGAACGACATGATTGAAATCGAAGCGGTAGGCGAAATCCGATTCGTCCACATCAAGGACAAATACCAGTCCGACGCGGCGAAACAGCGCGGAATCGAACCGAACTACCAACTGCAACTCGCGTTCCCGAAGAACGGAGACGTGCATAAGGAACTCGTCGCGTCCGCGAAACAGTTGGGCGTGCGAGCCAACGGCGACAACCTGCGATACAAGGACGGTGATTTAATCACCCTCAAGGATGGAACCCAGCCGCAACGCGGCAAGTGGATCGTCAACCTGTCTTCGAAGTGGAAGCCAAGCATCGTTGACCAAAACGCCAACGACGTCGAACTGACCGAAGAACCGGGAGATGGCACGCTCGCCAACGTCGCGTTCAAAATCGGCAGCACGAAGGAAGGACGCCTCACATACTTCCTGACCGGCGTGCAGCTGCTGCGAATCGAAAAGAACAACACCCCCGCCCCCCACAAGTTCGGCGTGTACACGCAGCTGACCGTCGAGGACGAGGGCGCCGGGGAACCGGAACCGGAGTTCTAACCGGCCATGAACGCGCCAATCCACTACAGTGACGACACGCTAATTGACGCGCTCACCACATGCATGAACATCAGCCAAGCCGCGAAGGCGCTTGGAGTGTCCCGCGGCTGGCTGTTCCCGCATGCGAAACGGTTGGAGCGTGAAGGCAGAATCCTGCCGAAGTCAATCATGCCCGCATATTTCAGACCGAAGGAGAACAAATGACGAAATTCCTAGACACCCCCCCCGCCAATAGTCGGGTAGACACCGTGTTCAATGCGATGCTCAAACGCAATCTAGGCAGGTGGGCCGAATACCGTTCATACGAGAAACGCACCACCGCGAACACCACCGCCTGCCATATCCGCAAACACATCATGGCATGGACGGAACCAACCGTCGATTACGCTGCGGTCACACGTCGCAAGCCGGACGGAACATACGCGGTATGGGTCAGCGCGGTACGCATCAAGGAGGACGCCAATGACGACATTGAATAACCACAAGCCGGAACCATTGGAGTCGGCCATCCAGAACCGTCTCATCAGAATCTTGGAACAGCAAGGATGGTACGTGCAGAAAACGGAAGGACGCTCACGCAACGGATTCCCCGACGTGACCGCCGTGGACACGCTCGGCAATGTGTGGTTCATCGAACTGAAACGCACGGTAGGAAGGCCAAGCCCCGACCAATGCCGCGAACTCAAAGCGCTCGCCAAACATAATGCGAACGTCATACTCCTCTACGGCATGAAAGCCGTTGATACCCTGCTGTTCTACAGGAACTGGGTTGATTTGACGAACATGTATCGCTACATCCTTGTAGTCGATTCGGAAGGGAAAATGAGATGGACAAAAGAAATCTGACATACCGGGTCTTCCAAGACCGTGAGACATGGCTCAAAGCCCGTGAGGAAACGATAGGCGCGTCCAGTCTCGCGCATTTTATCGCCACTGGGCAACTGCCCTCCCCACCGCCGGACATTCCGGCCGTACAGTCGGCATTGCGGTTCGGAAGCATTTGGGAGCCAATGCTCGTCAAACTGTATGCGGAACACCTGCAACTCGCCATCGTCGCCAAGAACACTCCAGTAGACCGTTTGGAGAACGGACAGCTCGCATGGTATGACAACAGCTTCTACACGGACGGGCGCCTGCACGTCTCGCTTGACGCCGCATACCGCGACTATGGGGGAATCCTGCACACAGTCGAAGTGAAGACTGGAAGCAAACCATCCTACACGTTCCTCACCACCGAACAGTGCAATCAATATTCGGCTCAAGCGCAGATAGAAGCCCGCATGATGGATACGGAGTATGCGGAAATCATCTACGCGCAACGCCCCCCGTCATGGGAGACGCTGGACGCCGACTACATCACCGAACAAATCAAGAAAACGCTCGACATCACAATCGTCCCCGACGTGATGGACGCGGGCGCACTGGAAAAGTATGTGACGGAATACGAGCGTGCGGAACACCCCACGGACGCGGACAATGGCGGACAATGGCTGTTGGTCGAACTGTTGGAAGCGAAAGACCGGTACGACACGCTGAAGGAAAAACTCGCCACATGGCTGGGAGAGCACCCCGGCGAACGAGTGGCATGCGCCGGACATGTCGCAAGACTGGCGGAAACCACGCGCACCACCACCGACTACAAAGCGTATTTCAGCCAGCATCCAGCAGACCTGACCCCATTCAGGAAAACGTCCACAACAACCCGTCTCAGCGTAGTGAAGGAGAAGAAAAGTGCATGAGCTGATGATGAACTGTCTGTACCTGCTCGCCATCCTTCTGTCCATGCTTGGAATCACGGCGGCCATCCTTATCCTTTTCGGTGTGGTCAAAGGCATCATCGACCTCATCAACCATTCCGGTGGACATGATGAAGAGTAGCGTCTCCGAATGGCTTGACGGCGAAGCTTGGGCCGACATCGAGCAGATGCGCCAGCCCAAGCCGATGCCACCCGCCAGAAAAAAGAAGACCGTCACCCACTATGCCGACATGACACCCGAAAAGGCGGAGCATAAGCGGAAGCTCAAAAAGAAGTGGATGAACGAGAACCACGAGAAAATGCTCGACTATTGGGTGCAATACCGTAAACAGCATCGTGAGGAAAGCAGAGACGCATGCCGCAAGTGGCAGGAGAAATTCAAGGCAGAACATGGCGTCTGCTATCAGACTTGGCGCAGATGGCGTAAAACGCCGGAAGGCCGCGAGCGCATAGCCGCATGGGAGGCGGCACACAAGGAGGAATCATGAGGGCTTTCATTTTCGACGAAGCCGGAACAGGCAAGACGAAACGCAGCATGGACCTGCTAGACGACGCGGAGCATATTCTCGTCATCTGTCCGGCAAGCGTCGTGAAGACCGCGTGGCTGCCGCAAATCAGCCAATGGTCGCACGGCAAGGCGTTGACCATCGAAGACTACCGCAAGCATGGCTGGTCGGAAGACTACCGTTTCCTCGTGGTGTCCTACAACATGGCCGCCAAGCTGGGCGAAGTGCCGGACGGTTTCAGTCTCATCGTGGATGAAAGCCATATGGTGAAGAATCCTAGGAGTGGACGTTCCAAAGTCGTGAAGGGCATCAGTGACCTTGCCAAGGACGTGCTGATGTTGACTGGCACGCCCGCTCCGAAGGATTTGGAAGACCTGTACGGGCAGACCGTGGTCATGTATCCGCACGCCAATGACAGGATGGCCCTATTAGGCGATTCTTGGCGCACTCTAGGGGCTTTCAGGATGCGATACGGTAAACCATACACGATGAGCGTGCAAGGGCGCACAGTGGTCAAATACACGTATTCCAAGCCCATGGTAGAGGAAGTGTGCCGACAACTGCAAAAGCTCGTACTGGACATCCGACGCGGCGGCAACCCGCTGCCGCAAGTCGAATGGCTCCCATCGCCGAAAACCGAACAGGAGGACATGGCGTTCGAACAGTGGACGAACACCCACCAATTGGCCGAAGACGTGTACGCGGCAAGCGCGAGCGCCGCAGCCGTCAAACTCGCCCAACTCGACGACGGCTTCGCCTACAAGACCGAAGACCGTGGAGAATCCTACTGGTTCGGCGTGTCCAAAATCAAAACGGTATACGATGAAGCCAAGAGACGCGAAGACCAGACGCCACTGCTCGTATGGACGCGGTTCAAAGCGGTGAGAGACGAAATCTACCGTACTTGGACGTCATGCACCGATGCGAAGACATTCCTCGCCATGGACGCTCAAGAACGCGGAAAGTATCGGCTCATAGTCGCCAACCCGCAATCCATGGGAACCGGCGTGGACGGCCTACAGCGTCTCATGAAAGACCAGATATGGCTCGACCTCCCATGGACATACGCCGACTGGGAGCAGGCCAACAGGAGACTGGTACGACGTGGCAGTCCCTATCAGGGACGGCAGCGCATACTCGTGCCGGACACGCCATGGAACCGCAAGGTCATGGACGTGATAGAAGGAAGGAAAACACTAGATGACATCATCAAAGAGAAACAATTGGGATGAGGTGATGGAAGACGTGAACAAGGCGATTCCCGCCAACAATCACGGATTGAAAGGCCCGAGCGACATAATCCTCGACCCACCGGAGCCGCCGACCGTGAAAAACGCGCTCGAAAACATTGAGCCAAGCATCTACACACGCATCGCCGACAACCTCTACCATGTGGAAAACATGCTCAACGGGGAGAAGGCCGAAGAATACGGCAATCCACGCATCATGTTCCAGAACATTTCCAAACGATGGTTCGACTGCGACGATGCGGAAGTTGACGTCGCAATCATGATGGCCGAACTGAAAATCGAACGCATCAAATACGACCACAACAAGGAAGACTCATACATGGATGCCATCGCCTACCTCGCAATGGCGCTCGCGTTCATGCAGGAAAGGAAGAACAATGACTAGTGGCAACCGCAATGTGACGCGACTAACAGTAGGTCGCGAGGAGTGGCGGAAGATAGAATCCGAGGAGACAAGCTTCATCCTCCGCGAAACCCAATCGCCATACGAAACTGTGGCCTTCGTATTCTCCGACGCCCCCACCGGAATTCACGTCGGCAACGCCATCGTCATCTCGGAAACCCCGTTCGGCGACTATGAGGCCAGCCCTTGGACATGGAGCATGTTCGCCAAGCTGACCGACATGACAGTGCAGGAACTCAAAGAACGGTTCCCAGCAGAAGCGAAGATGGAAAACCCATCCGCATGCGCAATGTACCTGTATGAAATCAAACCGATAAGCGACGAGGAACTGTTGCAGCGCCTTTGCGACGAGTAAGGAGAAAGAAAATGCTGAACGACATCACCATCGAACAGTGCGTGGACCATCAGGACCTCATCCTGCCATACACGGAAAAACAGTTGAACCCCAACTCGTATGACGTGACCTTGCAGGACACCATCATCACCTACGCCAAGGATATGAAAGACGGTTACGCGGACGGCGGCGACCACACGCTACACGGCGTCCACATCGAAACCGTCAGAATCGACGGACACTACATGCTACAGCCCGGACAGTTCGTCCTAGGCGCCACCGTAGAGAAAATCAGCCTCCCGGACAACATGATGGCACGATTCGACGGAAAAAGCAGCCTTGGCCGACTCGGACTCTGCACGCACGTGACCGCAGGATTCATCGACGCAGGATTCATCGGCACCATCACCGTCGAACTGAAGAACGAGAACAGTTTCCCCATCATGCTGACGCCCGGCATGCGAATCGGACAGGTGTCATTCGAATACTTGAACGCCGCCTCGATGAAACCCTACGGCATGGTCGGCCACTATCAGCATCAGAAGGCTCCGCAGCCAGCGGTGGAGGTCTAATATGAAATCACACAAACAATGCCTCGCCTGCGGTCGAGATATGACGTTAGAGGAATGGTATCCGAAAATGCTGTGCGAAACCTGCAAGCAGGAAATCGACTCGGCGTTCACGGACGAAGACAGGCAGGAAGGATTGGAGTATCCCGATGAGTGTTATTAGAGGACTAGCCCACCTCGACCCGAAGCTATGCAAGCATTGCCTAAAAAAACTCACCACGAAAGAAATGTACCTGCTCAACGGATACTGTACGAAATGTTGGAGGCTGCGCGGTGGCGATTGAGTAAGAAAAGCGAGAAGTTCTGATATGGAAATCCTGAAACTCATCATCTGCACCACCATCCTGCTTGGACTCGTCGCGGCCATAATGTTGGTTTGCGATGCATGGAGCGACCGCATCTTCACCGCATATGTGGCTGTAGCTGCCCTAGCGATAGTGGCTTGCATATGGTTGTATGACTAAAAAGAGAAGCCCCCGCATGAACCGTGCGGGGGCTGGGGAGAAACCAAAGGAGGGCTGCTGGAAAAACTTCCAACAGCCCTCATTGTATCAGACTAACGACACATTGTCAAATACCATTCGCTGCCGGAATCAGTGCCGATTGCGACATACCTCGGCTGCTCCGAAGAAGCGCCGATATAACGACCCCACAGGAAGCCGTCGGCATAAGCGCCCCAACCATCCAACACGACCTTCTGGCCGCGGTCGTAACTGGCGACAACCTGCCCTTTCAGAGACGGTTCGGTACGCACGTTCAACGCATCGACCGCAACCTCATACGTGGTGGCAACCACGGTCGGAGCCGGGGAAACCACCGGCGCCGGAGCCGGATTCACCGGAGTGTTCGCACCCACGCCAGCATACTTGTCCCAAGCGGCCTTATCGCCAGCGAAATAGTTCAAATCAAGCGAACCGGCATAGCCGCCGATATGGCCGTTGGACGTGTACTGGCGCATCGGATACGCCACATAAGACCAAATCGACTCGGCATCCTGCCAGCCGACCGCATCCATGGAAGCATAGCACGCCTCCCAAATACCACAATCATGCTTGGTGCAAATGTCCTTGATGAACGGGATTTCGGAACGCTGCGCATATACGAGCGGTTTCACGCCGGTCAGTCGAATATACTGGTAGAGAAATTCATCCAAATAGGCCCGATTGCCCCAAGCGGCGTTATCGTCCGCCTCCCAGTCAACGCACGGCACGAACTTGCCAAGATAACCCTTGGTGTTTCCGGCGAAGAAATACGCTTCCTCCGAAGCGCCCACGCCACGAATGTAATGCATATATCCGACCGCCATGCCACGCTTGGCAGCGGCCTGAATCTTCGCATCCGCACCAGTCCACACGGACTCGACCAAACCATTGTCCGTCGTTAGCTCGCCAGCACCCCAAGTACACTGGACTACCACGCCATCGGCGTCAATCTTGGAAACGTCAACATCAGCCTTCCAATTGCTGATATCCACAAACCTCATTATTCGGAAACCTCCGTTTCATTGCCTGCAATATGCCTGCCCGTTACCAGACTCTTGGATGGAGTGGCGAGCGAAGCCGGACTGATGGCATCCGTCTTGCCGGAGGACGCCACGCACGTCAGCACGCTGGCGATGGCCGCAACCAAGGCGATACCGCAGACGTTCAGCCAATCGACCTGGAACAGGCCGACGCCGCCAACCACGCCAGCCGACAATGCCGCCTGACATGCGGTGCGGATTGCACGCTCTAACGTGTCAACCCAAAAATCCCTAGTGAACAACATTCTGCTCCTTACTGTTGTCGCTTTCCAACGGTTCTATTGTACTCCTTAGCCCGTCGGGAAGTCTTGGCTTTGGATACTGCTTCAGAAACTCTGGGTCGAGAACGTTGCAGAGTTCGGCCAACCAATGTCCTATCGCCCGAATGTAGGAGGTTTTCAAATCGTCCTGATAGCGTAGCTGGTCGCGTTCCTGAATGAATTCGGCCAGTTTTTCGTCCTGCCGGTCGATTTCCCGCTGCATGTTCAATTGGGCTTCCGAGAGTCGCCTGTAGGCTTCGCTCAGGTCGCCGCGTCTGTTTTGTACCCAAGTGACCGCTGCGACCACGATGGCGCATAATCCGGTCACTAGGGCGACGATGATGTCAGTGCTCATATGGCACTATTCTAGCCGATGGTTGCGATTATGTCAGAAAACCAGTGGTTACGCCAGCTGACATGAGAAACTGCCGGAAACCCAATCGTTTTTACGGAATTGGTGAGATGCGGTTAATCGTATATTAATATCACCATTGATGATTTGCAACAGCACGCCACCAATCGATGTCGGGAAGTGAGTGTCTATGGGCACCATTTTCAGATAGTCTGGAAACTTCATGACTTTACTGCTATCCCAAGGCTTGCCGTCAAGCCAATCGCCAGCACGATTCATCCAGAAGAACCCGTTCGCAATGCCATCGTGGACGGTGCCGCGAATTTGTACGATGTTCCAGCCATTAGTGTTCTTGTTGGTAAGGTTGTTCTCCGTGAAGAGTCCTTCGAACAGCCACTTATCGCCTTTTCTGACATAATCGTTACCGTCGCCCACGTTATGCAGCAGCGTACCGTCTGGCACGCCGGTCAGAGCGTCACGCTGGGCGGAAGTCTGCACTCTCAGCATGCCGCCCTTCATCGCGGCACCAATATACGTCTGCGTGATGACAACGCCAGCGGCGGCCGTATTCGACACGCCAGCAGGAAGCAGCACCTGCGCCAAAGCCAAAGCGCCATCCGGAACAGCCGGCGCGACCGGCACGGCGGCGGCCGTGCCATTCACCACGCCGAACGTCGGAACGTCCGAACTATCCGACATCGGCGAGCGCGTCTCATTCTGCTTCACATACACGACGTCGATACGCGAATTAGCGGACGGGGCCGCAGCCAGCGGCACGTTCACGTTTCCGTCGTTCTGGATAAGCAGCGCGCCGTAACGGTTCAGCACCGCATTGAACGGATGCACCGTCACACTCATAGAATCGCCGCGACCCGTCACGAGGTTATCCTGCGAACGGTCGAGAATACCGGCGATGGGCATCATCGTGTTCTTGTCGCAGACGAACAGGCCGCTCATGTCGCGTCGCGCATCCAAGAACGACGCCTTGCCGGACACTGCGAACAGACTATTCCTCAATGCCATTATCAATCTTTCCTTCCAACGCTTTCAAACGTTCCTCAAGCCGGTCGATACGGTCATGGGCAAGATGGGCTTCATGTATCGCCCAAACGCCCAGCATCGGATAGTTGATGCCGACAGGCTCGTAGTCATCATTATACTCAACGAACTGCCCCAAACCGTTATCGTCCAACTCTTCGGCAATCATGCCGACATGGATTGTCGCGCTGTCGCCGTTCCGGTTCACATCGTCGATGAAACGGTAGAGCGTCCAATCCACGGCGCGCATCTGCTCCAACGTGATGTCCGGCTTGAGGAAATCCTGTTTAACCTTGCGGCTGGACTGCGACGTACCCATCGTGCCGTCAGACAACGCCCACACGGCACGCCATGGGCCGACCGTGAACAGGTTATTGTACGCGTTGGTCGTATTCGTGCCGCCACGGCCGGTAGACAACACACCCCAATTCCACGTGTTGCACTTCTGGTCGATGGTCGCGCGGTCATACGAGTTCCTGTTGATGGATGCCGCGACCGTCTGGTCGATGTTAGCGCTGATGTCCAACACTTTCTGAATCGCCTGAGTTAACTGCGAGCCGGAGGGCTTCTCCAATTCGCGCAACCGGCGACCATACTCGTTCAGGGTGGCTACGAGCTTGTTGGTCGCTTGGGCCGGATTCTTCACGTCGAGAACATCATCGGCGTTCAATGGGGTGCCGTCCGCCGACTCGCCTTGATGCACTACGATTTCCATTATTCCACCGTCACTTTCACACCGTCGAACACGTCGCCAAGGGTGAACGTAATCCAATTCGAGCTTTCATCGGCTTTGATGCCGGTGATGCGCCGCGTATGCGCGCCATCCACATAATACCAGTCGCCCTTAGTAGTGAACCTGATATAGTCGCCGACCGTATAGTTGGCGAGCGTCTGATTCACGGAATGCAGGTATCCACGATGCACTTTCGCCTCAGTGGACGATACCGGCTGCCAGGAGACGGCTGCCGCCTCGTTCGCATACGCCTGAAGCGTGTTCTGCTGTTTAACGGTCGAATGACTGGAATCCACGCTCTCCCAAATCGGCGCTCCCGCTTTTTCCAGAATGTCCGTGTAGGCCGACACGACGAGCGTCCTATCATCCGATTTGCCGGATGTGAACCATTGCAATGAGGCGAGCTTGTCGCCATCATCCGTGGCAGACAGGGACGCGATGCCCGGCTGCATGGCGGACGTGCTAAAATAGTGGATTTCGCCACCAAGCAGCGGATGGCCGGTCTTCATATGCCACTCGTACCCTAATCCATCAGCTGTGCGCGTCGGGAAGAATCCGATGTCGCAACCGTTCTGATAGTTCGTGATGTTCGTCAACACCTCGCCGACATAGTTGAGGTCAACCGCCTGATAGTTCGCTTCGGACTTGCCGGTTTCAGCAGCCTCCAACACGACAGGCACCCGACTGTTCGGCCAGCTCATAGCCTGTTCGACGAGATTGCGTGCGACCGTGTTCCATGTGACATTCTTGTATGACGTGTCGTATTGAGTGTCTGGCGAACCGTCAGACTTGATGAGGCTTTTCCCCATCGCCTTCGCCGGAAGAATCGTCCTATGGTCAAAATACGTCCACATACCTGAAGCGACCAATGTGAGGATACCCGAATCGGCGTCATAGTCACGGCGCATGAGCACTCCGCCGACCGTCAGCCCATCATCTTCAGCGACCATGACGGTCTTGCCGATGGCCGCGGTGTTCCTCAAATCCAACAGTCGCGCATCGTTCGCAATATATTGGACGCGCGTGTCGCCGGACGAGGCGTAGATGGGCACTTTGACGGTGAGCGAATCAGTATCGTTCAGTTTCATCTCCCATTCGGCGGAAGTGTGCGGCAACGGGATGATGCGGCGACCGGTCAGCAGGTCTGCGAGATAGACTTTCACCGCCAAGCCTCCTTCCATTCGACCGTCATCGTCGGCTCGCCAGACTGCACGCCCAACGGCGTGAACTGTATCGTCGCATCACCCGAAGGACGGAACCAGTTCTCTTCCGTGAGGAACATGCTCAAATCAGACTGGTTCTGGAACAGCACACGCTCATCGTCGAAATCGAACACCATCGTCTCGTCGGGGTTGATTTGACGATGAAATTCGACCGCTTCGCCGGTTTCGACGCAGTGGATGCGCACGCCTTCGGATAGTCCGCCTCTGATTTTCACGACAAGATGCGTCGGAGCGAAACCGCTTCCGGTGATGGCGACACGTCCCGGATTGCCGACCTCGCCTTCCGACAATGGGTCAAGCAGCGGGTCGAGGATGCCTTCGCCGTCTGTCGGCACGCCGACCGTCTGCGAACGCAATGGCCCATACAAATATGGGGATGGCGCAAGCAGTCCAATCTGGAACGCGGCCTTCCCACGATACCGGTATTCGTCCACGGTCATCGACCTGAGTTCCGCATCACATGACAACGTGATGCCATTGCCCTTCTGCACGGTGACGGGAACCAAACGTCCGGCCATGCCGCGGAGACGGCGCATCATCTCGTCGGTGTCTTCGACCGTACTGGTCGCATAGTATCCGTTGATGGTGATGGTGCGCCCATCATAATACGTCGTGCCGGGAATGGCGTTGCCGTCAGCCCTAGCCCAAGAATCCTGTTCGGTCTTGGCTGACGGCAAATCGTCGAAACCGCTCATGGACACCAGTGTGAACTCGTGTCCGGCGTCGCCGTAAAGCGTGATGTCACCCACGGTGACGGTTATCGTGCTCAAGGTCTGACACTTCCAATCATCTCATTGTTCAAAGCGTATCCGAATCGGCGGGCCACGAGTTCCACGTCACTCAACGGGCTTGCAACCACATTGTCGATGTGGACGCCGCCAGCATACCGCTGGTCGCCAGCCGACACCATTCCAGTATAGTCTTTAAGCCGTGGCGCCGACACCATGCCCAGATTGGCCGCGTCAATCTCGTCGAAATCCAAGGAGCCGAGCACGCTATCGACCTGACCGCGTACGAACGCGCCTTGGGCGCCGATGGCCTTGCCGAAGTCGCGCATAAGATGCTCGCCGGACACGCTGGTATAGCCGGAGCCGGAGAACGGGCCGACCTTAGCGGGAGAGAACGGGAAGAAGTCTCGAACCTTCTGCAACGCGCCCTTCACCGCGCCTTTCACGCTTTCGACTGCGTTGAGAATACCCTGTTTGAAACCGTTCATCAACGCGGCGCCGGAATCGACCAGCCACGAGCCGGCACCGGCGAACAGGCCAATGATTTGGCCCGGAATGCCTCTGATGTAGCCGAGAATACGGCCACCCAATCCGGCGAACGGTCGGGCGATGTTTGCGATAATCGCAGGGACAGCGAGCGCGACGGCCATGAAAATGCGTGGGAAGTTCGCTGCGATGCTGGTCGCAACGCTGGTAAAAGCGCTAATCAGTGTCGGCAGACTGTTGACGATGCCGGTCGCCAAACCACCGATAATTGCCGGCAGCTGGTTGATGATGGCGACGGCGATGCCCGGCAATGCTGCGGCCAATGAGGTTATCACGCTGGTGAGAGCGGACATCAACGCCGGAATCAGCGTCGGCAACGCGGTTGCGATGCTCTGTCCGATGGACGGGAGCGCGGCCACAACGGTGGCGCCCAACGTCTGAAGTCCAGAAGCCAAGGACGCGCCGAATCCGCTGATGAACCCGGCGATAGCCGCGCTATTGTCGCTTATGGCGCTGAACGCGACCTGAACGCCGGTAATCAACGCCTGACCAAGCGAGGTCATAAGCGACGGAATCTGTCCGGCGAGTGTGGCGAACAGGCTGCCGAACGCTTCCAGCATCGGCTGGCCGTACGTGGCGATGAAGCCGGGCAGCTGGTCGAACACGTCGGAGAACGCTTGGGTGATTTGCGGCAGTATCGTCATCAACGCGGGTGCGAGCGTCTGTCCAACGCTCATGAGCGCGTTGGCGATGCCCGGCAGTGCGGCCGTGATGCTCGCCACCATCTGCGGGAGAGCGGACGCGAACGCGCTCGCCATGGCGGGCAGTTTCGGCTGAATGCCGGTAAGCGTGTTGTCGAGGCTTTTCTGCCATTCGTCGAACTTGCCGACCATCTGGGACGGGTCGAGTTTGAACAGTGTCTGGAATCCGGCGGTCAGGCCGGTGAATATTGCGCCGGTCACGCCCAACTGGGATGCGATGCCGCCAATCTTGCCGATTGCCGCGCCGACTCCATTCACGGCCGCGCCGAATCCCTTCAACGCGCCGGAAGACACCTTCAACGCGGCGGAGCCTATGGTAGCGAAGGCTACCTTTCCGGCGGACGCCAACGGGCTGAACCGTCCGGCAAGACGCGACACGGCGCCGCCGACCGTGGCCGAGAGTCCGGCGCTCACAGTCTTAGCTGCGGACGTCAACGGCGCGAACGGATTCTGCCCTTTGAACGAGCCGAAAATCTTTTCAGCAAGACCGTCGAACGGCTCAGACAACGTGGACGCCGCTTCGGAGCCAAACGACTTGAGCGCGCCCTTGACAGTGGAAAGCCCATTGCCCACCACAGACCCGAGCTTGGACATGGTGTTGCTGATGGCGGTCGTGTCCAGCATTTCACCGAACGCCGTCTTGAACTCGGACGCCCAGCCCTTCACGTTCTCGACCATGGAGAGCGCGCCGGATTCGACGGCGGCACGCATGGCTTCCATCTTCGTTTTGACGGATGCTGCGGCGTTTGAGAATGCTTCGGTGAGAATCTCCTTGACCGGCGCCCACTGCTGCGCCGTGTTCGCGGCATAGTTGGACAATCCGGCCTTCAGGTTGCCGAACGTCCGCATGATGCTGTCGGACGCGGACACGGCGGAACCGACCAATGGGAGGAACATGTCTGGAATGTTCAGGCCGGTGAGGTCTTTGAACTCGCGTCCGACCTGCACGAGCTTGTCACGGTAGATGTCCGCGCTCTGTCCGGCCGTGTCCAATGAACGGTAGATGCCGGAATCCACTACGATGGTGTCGGCGGCGGCGCGAATGTCATGGAACGCTTGGATGAGGGATGGGGCCTTCTTCCGCGCGGCGGCATCCACTTCGGTGTTGAGGGTTTCGAACGCTTTGAGGAACGCTTCGGGAAGCGCTTCCGCATCGGCTCCCATCGCGTTCAAACCGGTTTGGAGCAGCTTCACATTCTCGGACGCCTGTCCCACACCATTGCGCAGGTTGGTTGCGGCCTGCTGGATGAGTTCGAAGCCTTCAGCGCCTTTCTCACCGAAGCTGAACGCGTACGTCCCCAAGTCTTCGAACGCGACATTGAACTTGCCGAGCGCGTTCTGCGCTTTAGTTGATTCGGACAGCGTTTTCGACATTGCGTCGGCTATGGACGCGAGCTTGTCGATGACCGCGGACGATGCGGACACAGCCGCTCCGAACACGTCAGTGAAGCTGGAACCAAGCCTGACGAGCGTGCCCTTCACGCCGACCAGCGCACGGCCGATGAACGGGATGCGAGATGCGAACCGGTCGTTAGTGGCGACCATGAGGGAGAACGCGGTGGCGCCGACTACACCCACCGTGTTCAGCATATCAGCCAAGGAGGATAGCAGGTTGACGTTCTGCGAGTTCAGGCTGATGAGGTTAGTCAACGGGGCGAGGAACTGTTCGACATGCTGCACGTTGAACGCATTGTTGACGGCTGGCGCAAGCTGGTTGACGAACGTCGTCGCCAACTTAGCGGCCGCGTTCGACAATGGCACGAATCCTGCGAGCATTTCGCCGAACGTGTCCGTCATGCCTGAACTGGAAATGGCGGTCAACGCCTTGCCGAGGTTAGTAGACAATGCGGTGGAGGCTTCCGCAGACCTTGCGCCGATCGTGTTCTTGATGCTGTTCCATGCGCGGTCTGCCGTAACGGGCATGGCGTAGAACTGCTTTTCGATGGCGTCGGCGTTCTCAAGCACCGTATCATACAGGTCTTGACCGCTAATGGAGCCTTCCTTGCCCAACTGTTTCAGGTCGCCTACGGAAGCGTTGAGATGCTTGGCGAGCATTCGCGCGATTTGCGGCGAGTTCTCCATGATGGAATTCAACTCATCGCCGTTGACGATGCCCTTACCCAATGCTTGGGTAATCTGCCGCATGGCACTGGACGCTTCCTGAGCGGACGCGCCGGTGCTGACCATGTTCATGTCGAGCAGTTTGGTGAATTTCGCCGCGTCACCGTAATTGGTCACGACTTCCGGCGCGAGCGTGCGCAGTCGGGATGCCGACTGGATGAAATCGTCAGTGGTGACGCCGACCTCGTTCGCGTATTTCAGCGACATTTCGAGCGAGCTCATGTAGTCTCCGGTGGTGCCTACCGCGTTCTTCAGCATGGCGGTGGTTCGACCCCACTGGTTGCCCATTTCGATGATGTCGGACGTGACGTTTTTGACGGCCTTGCCGACCGATGCCACAGCGGCGATGGCGGCGGCTGCATTCAGATACTTGTTGAGGTCGAGGTTCGCGAATCCGCTGCCGAAAGCGTTGGCGGAACGCCGTCCACTGGAACTAAATGATGCGAACACGCTGTTGAGCGCGTTTTTCACGCCGCCTTGCAGGTTGAGGCTCTTGTTGAACGAGCCGGAGAACAGTCTGGACATGCCCAAGCCGTTCGAAGTGAAGAGTCGGCTTGTGCCGGATGCCAGTTTGGGTTGGATGGCGGGGGTGAGCACCGCGCCCTTGCTTGCTTTGACAAGTGCGGACTGCAAGCCTTCCAACGATGGAAGTACTTGTATCCATGCGGTTGCGATGCTGCCCTTTGCCATCTATTGTTCCTTTCGGTGAAGACCCAACGCCTTGTCGATGTCTTCAGTGTTCATCGAATCGAGTTCGTAATCATCCTCCTTCTTGGTGTTCTTCCGGTTTTCCGGCAATACGCTTTTCGGTTTCCGTCCCTTGCCGGAGTAGGGGGCGAGCGTTGACTGTTGGATGATGTCCAAGAGTCGTGCCGTCGCTCCGAACGTGCCTATGAGTTTCGCCCGTTCCAATATGGAGTATTGTCGTGGGCTACCGTATTGGCTTGCGAAATCAGCCAAGATTTGACTGTCCCACTTGTCCGGATTTATCGCATAGGTCAGTCTTTCGACCGTGATTCCGTAATTGTCGGTAATTTTCCCGACAAGTATTCCCATGCGTCGATGATGTCATCGTCAACCGCGTTCATAAGCTGCTCGTACTTGGTTTCGGTCAGTACGCCCTGCATGAGCTTGTCGATGAGCCATACGGTTTCCACGCTGTCTTCCATGCTGTCGCTGTGGATGGCCTGCTGGAATTTGCGGTTGCGGAGGAGTTTCGCGTAGGCGTCGCCCCAATTGTCGTTGAAGTCTTCGATGGTGATGGTGGGCTTGCGTTTTGCCATTAGGTTTCCTTTCGTTGTCTTTCTATATAAGGATACCCCGCGCCGTGGTCGGCGTGGGGTATGTTGGTCACGGACTGACGAGACTGAGCGAGTCGAAGCCTACACGGCTCCCGACACCAGCCCCGGTGTGCATGAGGTGGGGTATATGTCTCCGCCGACATTCAACCATCAAACGGGGCACTATCACTAAGTTTTACACATTCTGCCGGCGTCCATTTCACCCGTCCTTCGTCGAAGTTGCCGTTGGGAATCAGATTGTCGGTAAACTCTCCAAAACCATGTGAAGTGGACGTGTTCAGGGTGCTCTCATACCTGACCGCGGACCAAGTATTATCGCCGCCGCTCGTCGTGGAGACCGTGGACTTCAGAATCTTGATGTCGAACTTGGTGCCCTTCGGAAGGGAAAGTTCGCCGGTATAGACATCATTCTCGCCCTTGACCATCCTCACACCGGTATCGCGTGACCATGGCGAAGCTTGCCCCCAGTCGCCGACCACCCACATCGCACCATCTTCAGCCACCGTACCATCGGATACGGTGACTGTCAGCGTCGGATTTGGAGAGCTTACGCTTTTGGGATGGTGATGTACTGGGTTTGAGCCGGAGCGGTGGCGGTCGGATAGGCGTTGATGGTGAACTCGAAGTTCACGAGAGCCGTATGCACGTGGCTGATGTCGCCGGTGATGAGGAAGGTGGCATCCGCCATCACGTTACGACGCTTGCGGCCACCCTTCAGCATTTCGTCGATGACGATGACGTGATGCTCCACTTCGCCGGCCTGCTCCTTGACGGTGATGGAACCGTCCTTGCTGGAAGTCGCGTCGGTCACGGTCACGTTGGCTGAACCGTAAGCAACCTTAAGCAGGTCTTCGTTCAAGGCTTCGATGCAAGTACCCGTCCACGTCTTGGAGAAGGTCGGGTCAGCCTGTGCGACCGTATCGCCACCGGCGGCCACAATATCGTCACCTGCGGAGAGGGATGCCGGTTCGGTCAGACCATCTTCGGACAGATAGCCAAGGCCGACGAACGCCGCGTCCAGTTCGGAGGTGGCGTCGGTGGGGATTGGGGTGCCCAGTGGGGCGACCCAAATATAGCCGGACTTGTTGGCACTAGTACCCGGCTTGGAGAATGTCACGTTTGCGGAAGACTGCTTTGCGCCCATCTCAATTCCTTTCGTTGTTAGCGTTCAATCAGTGGATGGGCGGCGTCGCCGCCGCCCATGTGTGCGAATAGTGTCACGCGGTGGCGTGGGTGATGGCGTAGAACTTGCTGGTTCCGCCGATGAAGCCCCAGCCGATTGCGACTTCGGTGCGGAGCATCACCTTGTTGACTGCGCCCAAGTCGCCTTCTGCGGAATTGTCCGGGTTGCCGGAGTCGAACACTTCGATGCCGGACAGCGGGATAGCGCCCCAGACGAAACGGTTGGCGAAGTCGCCGATGACCGCATCGAGCACCTTCTTGTTCAGCTGGCCGGAGCCGGTGGCCGCAGCGGTGTCGGACACGGTGTTGGAGGCTGCGAGGGTGACGCCGCCGAGGTTGACCATGTTGCCGATGAGCGGAACGTCGGCCGCATACTGG